GTGTTTGATTCTCCCCCCAAACGACTCGAAAAGCCACGAAAATGACTGAGAAGGTCTTGGAAGGTCACCAACCGACTCAAACAGGCTTAAACGGGCTGCAAACGGTTTTGGGTAGGGACACAGAACCCGTTATTCCCGTTTTAGGCGTTCAAACCCCCCGAATCCACACCCCACTGAACGATTTACCGTCGCGCGGGGGTGAATTGATCGACCTTGCCAGCAGTTTGGGTATCGAACTCATGGAATGGCAAAAATTTGCGCTTATCCACACACACAAAGTCAAGCCTGACGGACGGTGGGCAACCCCAGTCAACACGATCGTGGTCGCACGTCAGAATGGCAAATCGTTTCTTCAGCTGATTCGAATTTTGGGCGGGTTGTTCTTATGGGACGAAAACCTGCAAATCGGTTCGGCGCACCGCTTGTCCACGTCGCTGGAACAATTCAGGGCAATGGTGCAGATCATTGAAAAGAATGATTCGCTTGCCAAACAGGTCAAGAAGATTCGCTGGCAACATGGCGGTGAGGAAATCGAGACCTTAACGGGTAACCGCTTCATTGTGCGTGCGGGCGGTTCGGCTGCCCGTGGTGTTTCACGACCTTCGACGATTCACCTGGACGAATTGCGTGAAATGACAGACATTGAAAGTTTTGCGTCGCTTCGTTATACCCTTATGGCTGCAACCAATCCAATGGTCATGGCGTACACAAACGCGGGCGATTCCAGCAGCGTGGTATTGAATCAATTCCGCGATCGTGCCCTGGCTTCAATTGCAGGGGTCGCCGACGACATTGGTTATTTTGAATGGTCAGCACCAACCGACGAAATCAGCGTGGAGAATGCCCGTCATTCAAACCCGTCAATGGGCACACTGATTCACGCCGACAACATCAAATCGGTATTGAACGACCCGCCTGACGTGGTCATGACCGAAGTGTTGTGCCGCTGGGTTGTTGCGATCAATAGCGCAGTCGACGCGGCTTCGTGGGGTAATTGCCTGGACAAATCAGCTGACCTTGACATTGACAAACTGACCTGGCTGGCAATCGATCTTTCGCCCGATCGAAGACATGCCAGTTTAATTGGGGCGCAGAAAATTGGGGGCGAACAATTTGTTGTGAAGTTGCTGCATACTTGGCAAAACGATCTTCAACTGGACGACAAAGCAATTGCCAACGACCTTGCAGATTACGCCCGAAAATATCCAACCGAATACGTCCTTTACAGTCGAAAGACCAGCGCAGCGGTAGCCGCACGCCTTGCACCTGCTGGAATTCCAATTTTCGACATGGACGGGGTTTATCCGCAGGCATGCGACGAAATGTTGTCGGCAATCAATTCGGGGCGTTTGAAACACCGTGGTCAGGCACAGTTGTCAGAAGAAGTTTTGGCGGCGGTGCAATTGCGTCGTGGTGACGGCGGTTGGGTAATTGGACGGCGGGCGTCACAATCAGTCGTTTGTGGTGCAGTGGCAGTTGCACTTGCAACACATTTTGCGACACGCCCAGAGAATGATCTTGACATCATGGTGGGTTGATCGTATAAGCCTGACACAATTTGGGCATGGGATTTTTCGATCTATTCACGCCAAAGGTTCAGGCTGCCGTTCCAGTCGAAGCCACCAACGTGGACGCAGCTGCTATTGCGCCGTATTACAGTGAAGTAGGAAATCTATTTCTATTCGGCGGCGTGATAACGGCTTCGCGTGCCGAAGCAATGAGCGTGCCTACGTGCGCGCGTGCGTTGGGAATTATTCAAACCATTGGTTCACTTCCAATGCACACACGCAATGAAGCAACAGGCGAAAAGGTTTCACAACCGCGTGTGATCAATCAACCTGACCCACGTATCCCAGGGACAACGTTTTGGTCATGGATTATTTCAGACTTGTTCTTCTTTCCCAGTGCTTATGCATTTGTTATGGATAGGTATGCTGATACGGGAAAAATTCGCGCAATGGAAAGAATTGCACCTGAACGTGTAACCATTCAGACCAATGGAATGGGTTATGAAATTGTTTCGTACCAAATTGATGGTGCTTATGTTGACCCGTCAAACCTGGTTGTTTTCCAGGGTACGCAAGAAGGTTTACTGAGTCGTGCGGGTCGTACGATCAAGGCTGCGGCTGCGCTTGAACGTGCTGCAATGAATTTTGCCGTTGAACCAATTCCACAAATGGTTTTGAAGTCAAATGGCACATCACTTCCAGCCGATCGCGTTTCAAAGTTGCTGAGCGCATGGCGTACGGCACGGGCTAACAAATCAACGGCGTTTTTGAATGCTGACGTAACGCTTGAAACATTGGGTTATGACCCGAAGAATCTTCAGCTGAACGAAGCACGCAATTATGTCGCACTTGAACTTTCACGTGCATGCGGTTTGCCTGCATACTTCACGGATTCACAACAGTCTTCATTTACTTATTCAAACGCGCTTGATAAGCGTCGCGACCTGGTTGATTTTGCGTTTAGAAATTACATGTCAATTATCGAACAACGTTTGTCATTTGCTGATTTCACACCAGCAGGCAACCGCGTTTCATTTGATCTTGACGACTTCCTACGCGGTAACCCTTACGAGCGCGCGCAGGTTTATGAAATCTTGAATCGTATCGGCGCAATGTCGATCGACGAAATACGCGAGGAAGAAGACATGCTGCTATGAAAAAAGTAATCACACCAATGCAAATCACGGCGGCAGATTCAAACAGTCGCACAATCACCGGTCGCATTGTTACGTTCGAAGAAACTGGCAACGCTTCAATCGGTAAAGTGCAATTTGCAAGAAATTCAATTGAACCGACTGCGGTTTTGCTTAATCTTGAACACGACCGTACACGTCGAATTGGCAAGACACTTTCAATCGAATCAAATGACCAGGGCATTGACGCAACATTCAAAATTGCTGAAACAACTGCGGGCAACGACGCATTAGTCGAAGCGCAGGAAGGTTTGCGCGACGGGTTCAGCGTTGAAGTTTCATTTGACGAATACGAAACATTGAAGGACGGCACAGTCCGCATTCTTGCTGGTGAGTTGACAGGTGTTGCACTAACTAGCGAACCTGCAATTCGATCAGCACGCGTTGAATCAGTTGCCGCAACAGAAGAAGAAATTTCAGATTCGACAATCGAAACTGAAGCACCACAACCAACAGAAGGAGAAGACGAAGTGGAAGACACCGTCAAAGACGCTGCAACCGCCGAAACGGTTGAAGCCGCCCAGTCAATCACCGCAACTGCAAACGCAGTTGGTGGTTGGAAAGCAACACCACGAATCGAACTAACCGCTGCTAAGTACCTAGAAAATAAGGTTCTTGCTGCAACAGGTGACGAGACTGCACGTCAGTATGTTTTAGCAGCTGACAACACAACAGATAACGCAGGACTTGTTCCTACACGTCAATTGTCTGAAGTAATCAACGGACTATCAACAACAATCCGCCCGAGCATTGAAGCGATTTCTCGCGGCACATTGCCTGACGCTGGAATGACATTTGAAATTCCAAAGATCACAGTTGCACCAACAGTTGCAGTTGTAGCAGAAGACGCAATCTTCAATGAGACAGACCAAAATTCTGCGTTTTTGAGCGTGGACGTCAAGAAGTTTGCCGGACAACAAAAATTCAGCGTTGAACTTCTTACCAGAACTAGCCCATTGTTCTACGACGAACTTCTTCGCAACATGGTTGCTGCAATGGCTAAGGCGCAAGACGCTTACGCAAACGCACAACTAGTCGCTGGCGCAACTGCTGACGGCACAACAATCACAACCTACCCAACAGCCGCTGAATTGCTTGGCGTTGTTGCACGTGGTTCAGCAAGCGTTTATGCAGCGACCGCAGGTCTTGCAAATCCATTTGCACGCAACATTCTTATGAACACTTCACAGTGGTCAAACGTAATGTCACTCAACGATTCAGGTCGTCCGATCTATAACGAAGTGACAAACCCAATGAATCAGCCAGGCGTTGCAACACCAACTTCACTTCGTGGACGCGTTGCAGGTCTTGATCTATACGTCACTGCAAACACTGCTGCGACAACAGACACAGATGATTCAATTTTGATCATCAACCCTGACGCATACACATGGTACGAAGGAACTTCATACCAGTTGCGTGCGGAATCAACTGCTGACGGTTCAATCACCGTTGGTGTTTATTCATTCGGCGCAGTTGCGACAAAGATCGCAGCAGGCGCGTTTGGTGTAAATAAGGGCTAATCGCCACAACTAATCATGCGGCGGGTTCTCCCGATCTCGCCGCAGCCGATCGAAAGGAACGCTCATGCCTAGTATTGTCACCGCCAGTCAATTGCGAACAGTGCTAGGCGTGAGCGTCTCTTTATACAGTGACAGTTATTTGGACGAAATAATCAACACCAGCGAAGCCGT